GGCCGCCTCTCGTGGATTATTGACGCCGTCAATATGGATATTGGTTTCCTGATTCAGCGTTGCCCCTGCAGCCTGATGAGCCAACGGACTGTTCCAGTTCGAATAGCCCTCCTTGCGGGCCATAGACTGCATCAGAGCACCCATCGTATTCGGGTCGGACAGGTTAAGCGCTGCCGTAGGCGATACCCCCATCCACCCGGCAACCTGTCGGGCATACTGCTGCGGGTCGTTATTGTCGCCCGCGGGCGCCCAAGTGCTGACGATATCCATGATGGTCTGCAGGCGGCGTCCAGTCGTTTTCCCTGTGAAGTAGCGCATCAGTTGGTTTTTCATCGCCGCCCAGCCTTCCAGCGCTGATCCAAACGCACGGAAGCCGCCACCGCCGACAGGACGAATGTTTCCAGGGTTGTTGTTGCGATCGGCAAGCGTTTTCTGCTCATGCTGATACCAGCCGCCATCACTGAAGCGGGTTTTAACCTCTTCCCAGAAGCCCAGCATCTTACCTCGCGCGTTGACGGCACTACTGGTTACTCCTGGCAACACATCAGGCTGATCGCTCCCTTGCTTGAGCAGAGCCTTGCCGATGCTTGCGGCATCAGACCAGCGACCATCTTTGATGGCGTTAAGCAGGTCACCAATCATGCTCAGCATTTTGCTGAACTCGCCCATCTGGTAATGAAGTTGCTGAAATCCCACTTCAAAGACCAGGATTTGGGGTCGATGTTTAGCAGTTTCGCCAGCGCTTTCCCGAGGTCAAAAACCGTTTGTTTCAGGTCGCCGACCATTTTCAGCGCTGCGTCTACTTCAGGCTTCCATTTACCCCAGTCGATCAGGCTTTTGCCGCCCTCTTTCCAGGTCTGGTAATCCTCCCATAGTAGCGCTATGGCGGACGCCAGACCGAGAACCCACGTAATCGGCGATGCCAGCATTGCGCGGTTCAGCAGCCACCACGCAGCGGTAAGCGCCCCAAGCAGCTCTATCAGTTCCTGCGACTGCTTATCAAGAGAGTCCCACCAGTCGCTGATACTCTGACCCAACTGGATGAGGCGGTAAATTACCCTGCCTACCATCTCACCAGCCCAGAGAATTCCTTTCACGGTACCGGTTATTGCGCCTTCAATTTTCGGGAAGTTTTCCAGTATCTGGCGACGCAGCCTGTCGAGAGAGCCAGCAAGGCCATCAGCGAGACTGGAGCCAATTTTATCCCGCGCCATTCCCGCCATAAGGCCAAAAGAGCGCAGCGAGGTCATGAACTTATTTGAGCTGACAGCTGCCACATCAGCGTTATAGCCGATAGCCTTCGCCATAGCGGTATATTCGCCGCTAAACTGACCGATACCGCGACGCATTGCCATCAGGGTATTTTCATCCAGGCCCAGCATCTGCGCATACTGATTAGCGCGGTAGTACGGCATGCTGCTGAGTCGCTGGCCGACGCCGGTAAAGATCGTCGCCATATCCCGCATGTTACCGCTGGCATCACGCGTTTGAACCCCCAGCCGGTTCAGGAAACCCTCAGCGCCGGGATTGTTACGCATGAACCTGGCAAGATTTTCGAGAGAGCCGCGGGCCCCGTCGACACTGCCGCCAACCTGACTAACCGCATACCCAATCTGCTTAATGCCCTCCACCGTCGCGCCTGTGCGCTGAGAGGCCCAGTACAGGTCGTCGAGACCGCTGGCAATTTTCGCGGTGAATGCAACGACGGAAAGCGCCGCCGCCTCAACTTTGACGCCCAGTTCAATCGCTTTAAGCGTTGTCCCGGCAACGACGGCATCGAATTTTCTGGCGCCAGCCTCATCAACTTTGAACCCAAGCGAGATCAGAAAGTCCTTGAGCGTTTCAGCGTTCATTAGCCTCTCTCCATTTCGCTATACGGTTTTCGTTATCGGCTTTCAGGTCCAGCCAGTCATTCATACGGGCAATATCAGCCAGATCAACTGACCCATCTTTCAGGGCGGTGTAAGGGATGTACCCGGCATCCACCGGGCGCATCAGGAAATCCTCACCTTCTGGCATGGATTCGATGACAGGACCTATGGCTGGGTAGGCGTCCCGCTGCCGGGGAGTTCTTTCAAAAAATTTCCCAGGCTGTCGGCGACCACCCGCGCCACCAGCTGCAGCATCGTGAACAGGTCGATATCGTCGAACATCAGCGCGCCCTGATCGAAAATTTTCACCCACCCTTTTTCATGCTGGCGCATAACAACGCCGAGGCACGGATGAATAACCGCGTTAACGTCCTCTTCCGGCAGCGCCGCCAGCGTATCGGCAATCTTCGGCAAAACGATATCCAGAGCGTCGAACGCCCTTTTCTCACCGAAAACCAGCTTGCCCTCGCTGTCTCTGACCATCATGGATTTCAGCGTGCCAAAGTCAGAAACCAACCCGGCCAGCACCGGGAGCAGTTTGCGGCTAACCTTCAACTGCTGGAAAACATCGAGCTTTGCGGTGCGGTATTTAACGCCTTTGATTTCAAATTCCATCTGTTAAAACTCCCCAAGCAGCTGATCAATCTTGCCGCAGTCAAAGACCCAGGAAACCGTATTGCCGACTTTGGCGTTAGCGTGATCGGGTTGCTTCTGGAAAGCACAAGAACGCGCTGTAGTGGTATCACCTGATACTTTGTTGCGAATGACGATGACGTTATTGCCCCACGTCGCCGAGGACAGGCTCTGTGCGTTGTACATCAGCGAGAGCTTTTTGTTTACCGGGGAGGTTTTCAGCAAAGTTACCGTGATAGTGCCGCTCTTTCCGGCGTGCAGGCTGTGCATCACCTCGCCATCGGCGCCGATGGTCATGGTGTTTTTGGCCTCTGTCATTGTGACAGTAATGCCCTCTTCGGCGTTCGCTGAGCCGTAGCCAAGCTCAACTAACCCGGTAGGCCCTGCGAGAGAGGACGAAACATCAAGAAACGAATACGTAGACATCTATGGCTCCTTAGCGCACGACCGTGATTGCGACGGTGCCGTAATGAACGGCTCCGGCCAGTTTCCCGGCAACCTGAATTGGCACACCTTTCCGCGCTTCGCGATCGACCTGAAGCTGGTCATCAACGTTTTCTGCCCAGGTGTAATAGCCTTTAGTCAGCATGTCGCCAGTGTTGAGCTGGCCAAGCGGGCCACCAGTCCATTTACCCGGCGCAAAGAGACCGTTTTGCACAGCCTTATCAAGCACCAGCTCAATGTTGGCGATTCGGGTTGTGGTACCGGCGTCGGTCTGGGGGATTTTGGTTGTGCTCGTATAGAGCGTGTTGTAGTCAGCCGTTTGTACGGCGTTCTGCAACCAGTCGAGGCCATGGCGCTCGTCGAAGAAATCGCCGTTTGCCATAACGCCCTGTTCAAGAATCGCCGTATCGTTTTCGTAGTACACGTAAACGTTGCAGTTCTTCGCTTCCAGGTTGTTCGCCTGCGAGGTACCCAGGGTTTCGTAGGTGACGCCCGGCAGTTGTTTAAACTTGAGGGTGATCGTCGTGTTGCTTCCAGTGAAGTCAACAGTGAACGCACGCGCAAACGAGGACAGAGCAGCATAGCGGCTGCTGGTCGAGTACTGGATAAAGGTACGGCTGTATTTCGCTGCTTTCAGCTTGGAAGCCAGATCCGTCGCAGTGGCCGATTCAAGAATCGTTGAATCAGCCGAGGTAACGCCAAAGATGCGCGATACGCTCGCGGCTTCGATAGCCGCCGCCACACTGATAATGTCGGTGTCGGAAGGATAATCAGCAACCGGCACAGCAAGGTGAAGACCATACCATGAATTCCAGTCCAGCAAGGCGTTAACGGCCTGCAGGAGGCTTTCTGCGCTGCCTGTTTCGCCAGTAGCCAGCGTTTTCGCCCAGCGACCGACATACACCAGAGTCGGCTGCGGTTGCTGGGAGAACCAGATAACAGCCGCTGCATATTCCTGGCTGTCTACACCAAAGTCATCGCCAATATCATCAGCGCTGGAGTAAAGGCGCAGACGCTCAGAAATCGGAATAACAGTTGAGTCGCCTAGGATGAGCATTGAGCCAAAATTGCGCCCCTGCGCGGCCCGAGCAGAAAGCGTCACCGTCACGTTAGCGATACGGTTAAGGGGAAGCCCTTTTTCCATTTTAGTCTCCGGTAACTATCGTGACGTTAGGGTCAACGACAGATTTAACGTTGTAGGTACGGGTGTTTTTGCGGGAAAGGGTCACGGCAAGGTCATACCGGCGCACCCACTGGTTGTTGATCAATTCGGGGAGGTTTCGTATATCATCAGCGCTCACCAGCGACAAACCTGAGATTCGTCGCAACGTATCTGCGTTTTGATCTACAAACATTCCGTCGCGAAACCGCGTGGCCATCCCGGAACCGCCGGGGCCATAGAAACAGAAAAGCACCTGAATGCTTTCCCATGACCATTGTTCGCTCTGCTCTTCGCTTACCTGGACATTCGCGGGCGTGCCGGGACGTGAGAGCGTGGAGAAGTTAAATCCGCACCATGTCTCACCGTTCGGCGGTATTTTGGGCTGGGGATCGGTAAACCGGGGCAATACCAGGTTAACCGCAATCCCCGTCACGCCCCTTACCCATCGGCTCAGTTGCTTTTCCAGCTCCTTATCGTAATCAGGAGCATCCCCGACGGGGGTAAGATACCCAGGCTCTGTGCTGTCGTTACTCAACGGGAATTCCTCCGTTAAACTCCAGCAGCTCGCAATGTGCCTGCACGAACCCGGCACCGTATCGGGTGTACGGATCGACAAAGGTCACGCGGTACCGCCTGCCGCTGTATAAAACGATATCAGCGTCGAGTTCTGGCGTTGAGTCACTGGCAGGCATCCCCTGAGTTAGCCTGAACTGGGTAACGATGAGGATGGCGCCATTGATGTTTTGCCCGGCGGCCATTCGCTTAGCCTCAAGCGAGCGATCGACGGTTACGACACCAGAGAACGGAATGGCCTGCGCGATATTGGTCGGGAAATTATCTTCATCCACTGTCTGCACCTGTCGATAACACACCAGTGAAAGGTCGACAAAGTCCGGATCAAGCAGAACATCAGTCACATCGAGAAACGGCATTATTTTTTCCTCACGACATACTGAATCGCTCTGAAAAGGAATCCACGGGCACGCAACGGCTTATCGCCAGGGATGGGCGGTTTCATTACTCTGCGCTTCTTGATGGTCTTTTCAGATAGCGGGGTCAGTCGATCGCCTGCCTCAATGACAGCCTTTGAGGCGTCACGCGCAATCTGTCCTGCGGCTTCAAGATGCATCGTCGCCACATCCGCTTTACCTTCAAGCGCAGACTGAGCGGCCAGCTTTAAACGCTCGGTCGTTTTATCCCGCGAATCCTCAATACCCATGTCCAGAAATGGCCTTGGTGGCAGAGTGACGGTCTCGCCGTCTATCTCTACGGTCGCCCCGGTGGACTGAAGATACCCCAGCTCAGCGTTGCTCAGCGGCGCATCATCGCGCGGAGGGCCTGCCGGGATACCAACCAGCACATCAGTGCCTGACAACTGCTTCAGCGCATCCAGAACGCTGCTGTAATTGTCTTCCCGAATCGTGAGCCCGCTTTTCATTCCGGCGTCCCCAGTTGCACCGCTCCTGCACCGAACATCATCAGGTATTCCCAGAACTCCGATCCATAACGGGAGTTGTTCCAGAAACCGGCATTGGGGTCCAGGGTTGCGCTGGGGGCATAGCTGGCTGAAACCTTATCCACTGATTTCGCCGTCTGTATGCCGCTATTGACGCCACCAGCAGTACCCACGGCCATACCACGCATATCGGCGGCGTAAAGGTACATGTAGTGCGCAACATACAGCCCGACGATGTAGGGAAAGATATCCACGCCAAAGCGCGATTCACTCAGCAGGGCATCAGCAAAATTCAGGCGAGCCTGGATCATTGGCGTGGGGTACTTTGTTTCGTCAGCGAACTGCGGAAAGGTTGCCCTGAACTGATCAGGCGTCGGTAGACTTTGATTTCTTGCCATTGGCTGCGGTCTCCGGCAACTGCGCTTCCAGTTCAGCGATGCGCGCATCTTTCTCAACAATCTGCGCTTCCAGTTCAGCGATGCGCGGATCATCAACCACCGCTGGCGCTTCGCCATCTGGCGAGCAATGCGCTTTTACAAACC